GGGACCTCACATTGAATAGGCTCATTCTCAACACTACCCACTGCATACATGACAGTGAATAACGCCACGACAAATGTGATGACCCTCTTCAACATCGTTCCCACCTCACGCTTCATCGAAATCTTCGTCGTTCTCGTCGGTCTCACGGAACCGCTTCAGCATCTCCTCCTCCACCACGCCCAGCTTCCACGAGGCGATGGACAGCTCCCTCTTCGCCTCCTCGGCCTGCTGGAGAGCCTTGAGATATGTGGGGTTCTGGAGCATGTTCTCGACATCCTGACGCTCCTTGGTCAGCTTCTCATTGGCGAGCCTCTGCTTGCGCTTCAGTGCTCCGTATCCGGTCTTGAGGTCGTTATCTGTAGCACTCGCCACCTTCCTGCGGAACGCTTCCTTCTCACTCATTTCATCTGCCATTATTATGCCTCCTTGATTATCACCGTTCTCTTGATATCCAGCCTGGCGATCCTGAACTGGAACGCCGTATGGACAACCTGTATGATTATCACGATACCGAGTAAAATCATCTCAGGCACGGCCTCGTTGTATTCAATCGCCGTTACACCAATCGGCCCGTCTGAGAGATAGGATGCTACAACGATATACATGGAAATTATCAGCAGAGCAATGGACGACAACCCTGCACCGATGTCCATTCCCTTGTCCATCCTCATGAAATACCACGCCGTCATTCTGTCGGATATGATCCATGACAGCAGCCAGGACTGGAGCATGACCATACAGAAGAAAGCAAATATCCCTGCTACCAGTATCAACGGGGTGAAGTTCATTACATGCCACCTTACTGTACTGAAATATAACTGTAACTATTTAATAATAGGGTTTGAGAATGTCCACATTGTTGTAGATGAGGTTCCACTGCCTCGCCAGGTGTGTTACGGTCGGTTCATTCTTCATCCAGTGCTTCATGTCCAGGCAGAGGATGTCGGGAACTCCCTCTTCCGATCTGTCCTTGACGTAATCGAGTATCACGGTTTCTCCATAAACATCAACCACTTTCCAGGTGGTCCCGTCCTTGAAATAGCGTCTCATTATCTCGAACTGCCCACCGGTGTGTATCTTCAACTGGTAACTCATCGAGATATTTACATTGCCGTAGACAATGACAACCATTGGCCTTATGAATCCAGACCGGTATCCGCACCAGAATACATAGGTCTCTTCATGATACTGCTTCATCAACTGTGCCATTATGTACACGAGTGATTTCTCGGTTATCACCCTCTTCTTCATGGCCCTATCCAGTGTCATTATCTCAATTGAATTGTTGGTATAATCCACGCTGAAGAAGGTGTGCATCAGAGTGTATAATTTCCACGGGGACTTGATGGACTTTATGTATTCTGCTGTGAATACATTGCTCTTCATTTTGAAGTACAGATACCAGAACGCAACCTTGATTGGCGTTAGAATTGTTAGAAGTATGGCCCGTCTCCGTGCAGACCTGATATACTTCTTCCTCTGCTTGTTGTAGTTTTTCTTCTCATTAGGCGACTTGTCGCCTATCTCCAGAGTGAACTTCATGCTGTTATATGCGGGTCAGAATATATGAAACTACCGTTATCGCGGAACCAACGACCAGGGTGATGAGTGCACCTATCAAGCCACTGACCACCTTCTTCACATCCTTGACATTGTTTTCCAGTGATCCGACCCTACCCCTGATTCCGTTCTTGCCCTTCTCCCCATAGACAGTCTTTTCAAGAGTGACAAGCCTCTCCTGCATTGGACAACTCTTGATGGCCTCTTGCACTATCATATATGTTCTGTACTCGTCTTCATCCAATGTCAACCCACCAACCGTGAACTCACTGATAGTAAACACCCCCGACTATCTCGCGTCTCCTGGACAGTATCTTGTTGGCCTTACTCTTCCAGTGCTGGAGAGTCTTTTCGACATCAATGGTGGACACATTCGCCCTCGGTAGATTGAGGGCATATCTCTCGTTGATGAGCAGGTCAGACGCTGTCAGAAGGATGCACGCCTTCTTTATGTCGCCAGGTATTGAACTGTATTCCTTTCTGTAGTGCCCTCTCCGATAGCCAACCCTCACCGTCTTGTGCCCCGTGTCAATCGCAATGGTGATTGGATAGATGACTCCCTGGTCGTAGTCGACCCATAGATCGTAATTGCTGCTCTCTCTGCTCTCCTGCCTCTCTGTGGTGACATCTAAGGTGTCGCCGGTGCCAGTGCCCGTTGTCCTGGTAAACGTCACAGCGGTCACCGTATTGAAGAAATGGGTGGTGTATCCATACCAACCGTCTGCCTCGGTGAATGTCTCCGAGATGGAGTTCCCTGCCTGGTCAGTCCCCTCAATCTTCAGCGAGAACTCGGTTATGTTGGCATGTGTGAGGTTCCACTTCAGTTTGCTGGCGAGCCTGGGTTGCATTGCCAGTGTGCATGTGATGGGAGACGATGCCGACAGGTCCTCGGAGTCCACTATCTCATCCACAATGGATTCCCATACCGTGTACCCGTTTACGGGATCTAGTAGGTCCTTCCAGTCTCCACCTATTTGAACGCGTACGTAGTCGCCTTTGGTCCTGTCAAACGGGAGTATGTTCCTGTTGTCCAGCCGAATTGGATACCTCCAGTTACTCGAATAGGAGAGTGGTTGGGAGTAGTATGGGAATGACTTGTCCCTGCCGAGCATGATTGTCACGAACTCTTCTATCCTCTCACCAACGGTCCTGTAACTCGTGTGGATGTCCCTGTCGATCTCATCCTCCACCATGTTGATGATGTCCTCAACATCGGTGTGTGATGGAACCGTCCTTGGTGTGAAATGCGACTGGTTCTCCACCTTTCCATTTGCCAGTACTGTATAGTTATTGGACAGGTTGGAAGAGCACACCAGCTTCGTCCCCGATATGGAACTCACAGTGAGTTCTTCCCCGGTCGGGTTGTCATCATCGTATATGATGATCTTCGTGCCGGAGTTGAAATGAACCACTGACGCACCCACATCTATCTCATTCTGCCCCGAGTTGGCATCGGCATTGAGGTCTCGTGGAGTGTCCCTCTTCAACCCCATGAACCTCGACACATCCAGAACGGAACAGTACGATGTCGTCATGGTTATCACTTATTCGTTATGTAGTATTTAAGACTAACAATAAAGACTCCACAACCGAGTAACACATATCCAATGGGATTCCTGTAATCAGAGGTGAGAAATGACGTACCGACCGCAATGAGGAATATACCAGGTGACATCAAATAAGGCTTCAGGGTCGTGGAGTCCATACACTACTATGGTTGTTTAACAATAAAAAAATAGCGGAGATTTTGGGTACTCCGCAGACCCGTTCCCTCGATGTGTGCTCATCAGATTCCGAAAGCGATCCACTTTCCGACCTGATTTGCAATCGTCACGATGGTGACATCTCCGGTGAATCCAGCGACTGACACGTCAGACACCGCCTCATTCACCACTGCCTGGTCCGAACCAACAGCAGCAGCGTGGGGCTGTAGTATCATAGCGTAGCACTGCTTGAACCCGGTCTCGATGTCCCCTCCGGTTGAACCACCAGCGGACTTGAACCAACCCGATCTCATGTAGACCCCGCTGACGGGGACTCCATTCCCGAGTTCGTTCTTGTCCCATCCAAAGGTGAAAGCCATGTGTATCACCTCAAGCCAGTGGTCCAATTGCCCAGAACTGTCCAGTGTCGTTTGCCGTGCATGCCCCTATTGAGAGCATACCATCCGATGAAGTCGACATGTCATCCTCAACATTCCAACCCCACAGAGTGACCCCCGTCCCCGTTAGGGTCGAGACTCCAGCCATGTAGATGGTGTCGAGGTAGTCTGACAGATCGATTTCTCCCTTGGTCACGGAATCAGCATCCCAGGTCCCCTCGATCAACTGAAGATTCCCAGGACTGAAATGCTTGTTCACGTTTATTGACGAACTGAATGCCATTCACATCACACTCCTTTTGTCTTTTTGGCCTTCTTCTTGGTTTTCTTCTTCATCGACTTCTTCTTCTCCAGTTCCCTCATCAGGTGATGATACGGTCCATTCTCCTGGACGAACCTGTATCTCTTCTTCACCTTTCGCGGACCTTCCTCAAGCCCCCGCCTCAGCTTTTCATTCCACTCATCGACCTTCTTGTTGTACTCGATGATGTCCTTGTTCACCTCCATTGAGGCGTTCTTGGACATGTTGATGTACTTCTTCGCTTCTTCCATTGTAAGGACAATGGCGTCATCGCGGTCGATGTAGTCTCTCGCAGCTGAGGTGGGACATGCACTGAATGACTTGGGAAGCAGTGTGTATCTGGTTCCATCAGCGTGCTGAACGATCTCTCTGTTGTTCCCCAGGAGAACCACTATACACTGTTCGTGCTCGATCCTTGTGAGGACTTCGTCATTCACATACTGTTTCACTACCTTCGCGTCATCCAGTGGCAACTTCTCTTTGTCTTTGACTACCATTCAAAAGCCTCCTCAGACCTCCTTGATGTCTCTTAGTTTCCCGTGCTTGAAGAAACTGTATGCATGAAGGTTTCCCATCGTGTGATACAGTCCAACCACTTTGTGCTGGTCAAGGAAGATGTCGTCGCCCTGTGTCATTCCCCTCTCGTAGTACACGGTGGGAAGGTCCACCCAAAAGGAGATGTCAGGCAGGTAGATCATGTAGATGGGCGTCAGTCCACCGGAAGGTGTCATGGATGCCTGGATGTGCTGAGACACGACAATGGGTATGTTGTCGTACATGTTCAGCTCGAACCCGAACTCCTGGCCTTTCACCTGTCTCAGACCGGAAAACATGGTTGTGACATACTTTCCAGAGGTCCAGACCCTGTGTGGTCTTGCCAACTGCTTGAGCCTCTTCTGCGTTCCGAGACCGGTCAGGAACACGTATCCCTCGGTTGAGAGGATTCCGCACTTCTCCCTGACACCCTCGATGAGGTCATCGACCAGGTTTAGAGTGAACGGTCTCAGGGTCTCCGAGTTGTGGTCCACATAGGCATCATACCATCCAGCAGCCGTGGACCTATCCACGGTGTTCTGGTAGAACTTGGACGCAGCATCTCCCTTCGCGTTGATGGTTGCACAGTTCGTGAACTCATCGTAGTTGGAGATTATCTGGTCTATGGGGACCATCTCCTTCGAGGCATTGTCTCCGATCTCCTGGGCCATCTGCTCCGACAGGAAGTACTTGTGCGAGAGACCCTGGAGCCTCACGTACTGAGACCAGACAACTGCCTGACCCCTCTGTGCTTCCCTGTAGTTCAGTTCAGTGTTGGAGAACTTGGTATCCAGTGTCCTGGGCCTGTCGAAGAGCTGTGCGAAGCCGAATATGCCATCGTCGGGAAGGGATTCCTTCTCATCGAGTGCATACCCCTTGGTCGAGGGCCACGCAGTGACAACTCTCCAGCCGTTCCAGCCGGTTCCGTTGGTTCCCCAGGTCTCAACCTTGATGAGACCCACGAGATTCAGTTCGGTGTTGATGTTTATCCACAGCTTCGCCCCTATCATCTGATAGGCGTTCCCGGATGTGGATATTTCAAGAGGTGCATCGGCCTTGCCGAAGATGTGTGCTCCGAACTCGGACCCGTATGCCTTGATGAACTTCTCCCTGGTGTTGAGCAGGTTTCCATCCTTCACAAGCGGTGCCGGGTCCTTGAATTCTCCGATTCCTATCATTCTACATCCCCTCCTATTAGCGACTTCTCCATATCCTTCAAGGAAGGAATGGAGTCGATATCCCCGTTCTTGAGGATTTCATCACCCTTCTTGACGGCTTTCGCGAGTGTCTTGAAGAACTCTACATTCTTCTCGTCGTCGCCCTTGAGTATGTTCTCGGGCAGGTTCGCACCGTCAAAGGGTGTGTATCCCAGGGCCTTGATGATCTCCGCTCCGTCGTCCTTGGCGAGTTCTTCCATGACTTCCTTCTTGATGGACTCTCTGTCCTCCTTCAGGATTTCACGGACTCTGTCTTCGCTCAGGGCCTTGGAGAGTTCCCCATCCTTGGCGTCCAGGTCTTTCTTCACCCCTTCCAGTTCAGATTTGAGGCCGTCTCTCTCCTTCTCTATGGCCTCCTTCTCTTTTACAAGAGAGGTGTGCTGTTCGTTGAGTTCCTGGAGGGACTTCTTCAGTTCCTCCAACTCTTTCTTCATGGCCTCTATTTCGTCTGCCATAGGTTCATCACCTTTGTTTATGTAAATCGGTTTGACTTCAGTCCACTCAGAACGGGACTGAAATGTGTATCTGCCATTCTTATCTCTGGTATAATTAACTTTGTATTTCTTACCATTGTTCTCTACAACAATTCCAGTGTCTCCAACTCTTTCTACGTAATTCCAGTCATTTTCATCGCTTGGGAATTGTTCTTTGAAGTCTGCTTTAATGGAGTCTATTTTGTCTGAATATTCAGAAGCCCCTTTATTCACTTCAACAGCTTTCAACTGTTCAAGAGCTTCTTTTCTCGTGTCATGTTTTCCGAGTACCTTACCAGCGTGAGACAGCACGACCCACTTCTTGCCGCGTTGTTCTATGTATTTAACGACTTCCTCCTCATCGGAGTCATCTTCCTTGAACACCATTGAAGTGTACAGCTCCTTCGCGAGTTCAAACGCCTTCTGGTATGAAATCCCTTCCTCCATGTACCTCTGAACCTCTTTCATGAACTCTGGAGTGTTGTACAACTCGTCATCGTTCTTCTTGATCTGCTTTCCATCAATCTCTATCATGTCGGCTTCATAGTTACAGCCCTTGGGGACCCAGGCATAGTTGACGGCTTCTATTTCGTCAAGTATCTCCTCGTCTCCCTTCTTGAACTTGTTGTAGGAGAACCCGCGAATGGACATCTGGTGCTTGCCCTTTTCCAGCTGCTTCTGTATCTTTTTCAGATACATTCTATTCCCTGGAACTTCACTGGTGACAATGATGCCCTTCTTGATCCCTTCCTTCTTGGTAACCTTGTCGGCAACTTGCAGGTCCTTTATGAACCCGACTTCAATGTCGGTGTGGTTCCAGTGGGTCTTTGGCTTGTTTGCCATCATGTAGGGGATGTCCTTTATCAGTGCCTCGATGGGTATTCTCTGATTGGCCTTGTCCCTTATGTCAACAGTTCCCCATGACTTGATAGTCATTGTACCATCATCATTCTTGACGATGGATATGATATTGGAACTCATGATGGGTAATTGTCATGGAATGTATATTAACTTTACCGGAGTTATCGGAACCCGAACCGTCTCAACCACTTGATTTCTATACTCTTTATCAGTTCTCTGTCATTAACCACTGTATGGTAAGCGGTTGTGAGGAACAGTCTCCGGTTCTGCCTACCCGTACTGTTCTTGACCACTGCCTTGGTGAGTGCCCACATCAGCCTGTCGAGTTCCTTTGTCTCGTCGTCATCGAGTATTTCAATGTCCTCTTCGGTCAGCACCTTGTAGTCTCTCTTTCTCCGTTTCTTGTCCGTGAACCTCACCCTGAATGTCTTTTTATCCGTCTTGGTCTTGTTGATGAGGTATTCGACCACTCCCTTATCGATTGCCCACTGGAGTATCTTCTTCGCCACCCTCTTTGGCGGTAGTTTCCCCCTCATGTCGAATCCATATTCCTGAAAGAGCCACACCTTGTTAACGACCTCAATGGCCCATTCGTCCGACTCCTTGACCTTCTTCAGTTTCAGTGCATTGATGAGTGAGTCGGGGTCTGACCTGCCCCTGACATTTGCGGACATCTTGTGATAGGTGGGGACACCTGGAGCCTGTCCGGCATCGATGTAGCTCTGGTACTCCTCTATGATGTGGTTGAGTATTTCCTCATTTATCATTGAATAGCATCGCCGGAGCTTTTCAACACCAGTCCACTTGATATTGGATGTCTTGATCTTCAGTCTGGCATCGACGAACCCGAGTTTCTTACGCAGGTTGAACTCTTCTCTGGTCAGGTCGTTATGGAACCTGACCAGGTCCATCTGCACCTTGTATGGGGACCTGCTGTATCTCCTGGTCCTGAGCCTGACTGCCTTGGATTGTACTTCATCATCCATCCATGTCCTCCACGATAGCGTCAAGCATGTCTATGATGTAGTCATCGGTTACCTTGTTCTCTCTCATCAGCTTGAGGACTTTCCTGTAATCCTCCTTGCTGAACATGTTGAGTTGGTTCATGTCCCCGCCTGGTGCTGCCATTCCACCAGAACCCTGTAGGCCCTCACTCGATCCACCACCCATTGTTCTCAGGTGTCCTCCGAGAGCCTGTTTGGTGGGCCACACCGTTCCATCGGGGGCCTTGTATCCTCCGCTCTCCTTGGCACCAGGAGTCTTGGTTCTGTTCACGGATTCCTTGGTGGCCTCTGGATTGCCCTCGTGCATGGTGACGTCCCCTATTGTCTTGGCGACCTCTGTTGATGTATTGGAGAACTCGTTTGAGTTGGTCAGTGGCTTGGCATTGACCGGGTTCTTGTTGGCTGGAGTATTCATTGGAGATGCCTGGCCCTGTTTGATTGACAGCAAGGAATTGATGATATTGATTGCCCGTGTCATCTCCTTCTCGGTGTCCCTGACGAAGTTTATCTTCCTGGTGGTCTGGTCGAACTCGGACCTGTATCCGATGTATTCCATCATCTGAGCATTGTTGATGTCATGGGTCTCAATCTGCTTCTCCTTCAGTATATCCCTGTCCTCGAATGGAGCCACTTCAAAGTGACAATCGTTCAGGCCAATCTCCTTGGACAGCACTGCCAGTGGTTTCTCATTGTCCACCCTGTTCGACCTCTCCACCGCCTTGTTGGTGATGATTAGTTTGGCCTCTATGTTGGTTCCACCCTTGGCACTGTCCAGGTTGGCGAAAATGTTGGATATTCCATAGAACTGGTAGATCATCCTCTCGTAGATGTTCCTGACCTTCTCGTATTCCAGGTCCTGCATGGACCCCATGAAGTCAACCCAGGCTATCCTGTTGGACCCTGAACCCATGCCTGGCTCCGGTTGCATGGGTATGACAGGCATGAACTGCCAGTCATTCTTGACCTCTTCCATGATACGCTTCCAAGTGTTCATGAAGGCATCCGGGTTCGAGGTGGAGGCGACTACCGCACCCCTGGGTTTCCTCTGCTTCATGTAGGAGTCCCTGATGTATGCGTCCTTGTAGGTCAGGATGGAAATGGGGACCCATAGCGTTATTGCCGGTGGGACAACGTAGGTGTGGTTCTTGTCATACTCGTGCCAGTGGATGACCTCTCCGTCGATGTAGTAGTTCTCTATCTGTCCTCTCTCATGGAAGATGGAGACATACTTGACATCCTTCATCTTCATTCCACACTTGGGACACCTGGGAGCATCGAACTCCGTCTCGTAGTGCGAGCCTCCAGCCAACCTGGCGTAGTTGTCATCCGTGTTGGTGGTCCTCATTACCCTGCACGAGTCATCGTTCCTGTGCTCACCAGGGCATACGTAATAGACCCCACCAGGGGTTCCGGTATGGTGATCCACAACCGCCCTCATCACGATTGGAGAGCCAGGGATGACCTCCTTCACCTTCTGCCACTTGATATTGCCGTCCGAGTCAGCGAGGTATTCCTTCCTCAGTATAATGTATCCCTCATCAGCGACCACAATGTCATGGGCATTGGTCTCCAGTATGTCCTTCAGCGACTCGTGATTGGTATTGACATTCATCATCCACCGCTTCGCCTTGTCCATCTCCTTCTTTGATGGACCCCTACACCTGCCCCCGCACTCGGGACAGATACTGTTCGCAGGTTTCTTATCGAACTCGGCATGACATTCAGTACACTTGGAAGTGAAATTGGGAACAACCCTGATTCCCCTCCTGTACTTCTCCTGGACCTTCAGATTTCCAGCGAACTTCCACGGAGCACACAGGTAATAGCCAGAGTACATGGTAATGTACGCCAGTGGAAGCCTTGGAATTGCATATATCCTTTCGAACTCGTGGACCGGATGTCCATACCTGACATCTCTTGGCCTGCCCACCGTTGCGAGTTTACCGTCATTTGGATATGAGGCGGTTGGTGTTTTCGTGAAGAGGTTCACGACCGGATTTCTTGGCATGTCTATCATCACCCATATTGATTTAGGTTCTATTAAATGGATTTGTTAGTCCGACGCTGAGGGGTCTGAACTGGTCTGGTTCCTGCTCCTCAAGGACTTCATTCATGTTATACACTCTGGTAGTCGCCTTCTTGTACTTCCTGTTCAGGAACGTATTCCTGTGGGGCCAGCAGGCCAGTAGGAACGCATCCACATGGTCATCATTACCCTTCATGGGCATCTCCGAGTCCACCCTGTCGTCGTATGAGTACGTTAGTAACTGGTTGACAAGGGTCTCAGCAGGCCCGCCAGGTTTGCCGAGTATGAACAGCATCCCCGCCTCGAACAGTCCCTTCACCGCCGAGATCATGGGTAGTTTGGTGGAGTTGAACGGTATCACTGTCAGACCTGGTAGTCCATCCTCCTGCAACTGTGACCGTATCTTCTGGTTCAGGAAGTACTGGATTGGTGCAGCGTCTGCATAGACCTGTGACCAGTACTTGCGAGCATGTCGATATACTTCCGTAATGATTGGGCTGTCCCCCGTTCTTGCATTGACCTCTGAGTCGTCAATGATGTACACATTGCCCACCTGATCCTCACACGCGGTGACAATTCCTGATGGGTGCTTGCCTCCCGCATCCAGCCCGGTGGTGTAGAATGAATACGACGCCTCCTCCTCAATCGACTTGATCGAGCCATCCTCCAGTTCGACATCAATAACTACGGTCTTGGGCAGTTCACTTATTAGAGAGGCCATGATAGCCTCCTCATCGAATACCAGTCCCTCTGCTGGTGCGAACTCCCCGAGCACGTATATCTTGTACTCGTGAGTATTCTTTCCCCCGTATTTGTAGGTCAGGTTCTCGATGGTAACCGGTTTAATCCACTTGCAGTCGAAGGCTGACAGGTGATACTTCTTCCATCTGGCCTGCTGTGGAACCGTTGCGAGTTCTGCCGGAGTCATTCTCTCCTGGGCCTCGGCCTCAAGCCACCAATCCCTGACGATGTGAACCATCTTATCCGGGGTTGTCATCACCGCGAACTTGGGTCTCTGTGCCGACATTGCAGCGGAGAGTGCTGCCATGATGATGTCGCTCTCTGCCTTGCACGCTTCGTCTATGATGACCCTGTCCGGCCTGGGACCGTGGACAGCCTTGTGCGATGCGGGGAATGACCTGATCCATCCTCCAGCGATGGTGTATGTCTTGGTCCTGGTCCGTCTCTCTATGAACTCTTCATACCGCGTTCCGGTAGTCATCTCGGTGTAGTAGCGGTAGAGGTTATCGGACTGTTCCTGGGACCCTGACACCACCATTGTATTGGAATGGGGCATCAGGTAGTGTGAAATCAGCATGGCGAGAGCTGTCAGCCATGTCTTTCCTGCGGACCTGCACGCGATGAATATCATGTTATTGACTCGTGGGTCCAGGAAATCTCTCAGGAACTGTTTCTGAAACTTCGTGAACGAGGTGAAACGAGAGGCCATCACGGTGGCCTTGTTCAGGTTCTCCATTCCTATTATGTCCGTGGCGACCTTCCACGGGTTTGCCATGAGATAGATGACCATCTCCGTCTGTGTAAGTATCCTTCCCCCTTCCTTTATCCTATCGTATTCGTTCTTCTCATCCACCAGTACAATTGAGTAGTAGTCGAGAATGTCCGGGTCATCGTTCACGAGATTGGATGCCTCGATACACGACTCGATGAATGACTGGATGTCCCTTCCGAGTCCCTTCTTCTCATTCTCCCAGGCCCGTCTCATTGATTTGTAGAGTTCCGATTGGGCAACAGTGCTGAATGTGTCCCTCACCATGTCTATTCTTTCCATCTTGTTCATGTGTGGTTTGTGAACGCATTTAACACCTTTCCTTCCCATTACTCCACCTCGATAGCATCAGCGTCGGTGTACTCTTCTCTCTCCTTCTTCCTTATCTTGTCCCTTCTCCTTGCGTGATATGACACGAACTGGTCCACGTAGTGTGGGTCCTGTGCGAGATGGTCCATGAACTCGAAGTAGTCATCCGGGTTGAATCCCTTGAACCCGCACTGTGGACATGTAAGTACGTGGGTGAGATAGGCCAGGAACCCGTTCTGGATGGCTTTCCATTCCTCTGTTTCCATGACATTTATGTGTTCGAGGACCATCCTCTCCTGGTGCAGTCCAATCATCTTGTACATCCTGTCCTCGGCCTCTCTTGCCTGAAGCAGTAGTTTCCCCGCCTTGATCTTCATGTCGGTTGACTCTTTCTGGTCGGGGATGAGTTCTGCTTCGAGTAGCATCTGGTGGGCCTGGTCCTTTATTCTCCGGTACTCCTCCCTAGCCTCCACTGCTGCATCGAATGATGTCATCTTGGCGAACTCACTCTTTCTCTCCTGGAGCATCCGCTGTTTGATGTCATGAACTCTCTTCCCCGACACCTTCTTCCCGAGTTTCTTTGAAATCCTCTCGGCCATCTGTCTATTGGTTGCGAACCCAACCATCTGTTCTATGTATTCTCTGATCTTGAGTTCTTCCTTCGATATTCTCTTCCGTATTGGTGGCAGGTATTTCTGTCCATGAGCCTTCTCAAGCAGTGCCTTTGAATCATCACTTATTCTTTTTGACATACCTATCATTCCATATTTCCACTATCTTCATGCAGTACTCGGGGCTGAGTTCGATCCCGATTGATTTCCTGCCAACCTCTTCAGCAGCGAATATTGTAGTTCCCGAGCCGACGAATGGGTCGAGCACCAGGTCAGATGGTGATGAGTAACACATCAGGACTGTCTTGGCGAGTTCGATAGGATACGGAGCAGGATGCCATCGGTTGTCCCCCCTGATGGTATCGAACTCCCATACATTCGTGAGGAAGTTCTCATGGATTTCATTTGTATCGAGAGAATCGAACTTGTGTCTGTTCCCCCTGTTGTATATCATGATTGGTTCCCACTTGAAGGCGGGGTAGTAGGTCTTACTCCCTCTTATGTTCTTGTATCGCGGGATGTCCATGTTGGGATGCTTCTTCACCCAGGCCATCATGTCCTCGAAGATGAGTCCGCACTCTGTCAGGATTTCATCGAACTTGGCGGGTAGATTGAAGGAGAGGTCCATGCCCATGTTGAGTGCGACAACCATGTCGTTGTGTCCCTCGGTGGAGAGTTTGAATACCTCTTTCATGTCATCCAGGTAGGCATCAACACTGTCCCATGTGGCGTATTCCTCCCTCTGGTTCAGGTATGGTGGTGATGTGCAGATGAGGTATGGGCTTCCGTTCTCCCTCACGATGTCGTGTATGGCAGGGTCTGTTGAGTCTCCGCAGATGAGTAGATGCTTACCGAGTTTGATAACGTCTCCATACTTGATTTCGGTGTCGTCATGGATTTCCACTATCTGATTGGGTTCCTCATCGGGGTCGAAGATGTCATCCTTTCTCTTCACGTAGTCTGCGAGTATGTCAAGTTTGGCATTTCTCTGTTCGAGCAGGTCATAGATTTCCTGTCTCTTCTTCCTGTCGAAGTTGCCGTAGGTCTGGTCGGTTGCGAGTAGTGCGAGTAGTTCCTTGTCCTCGTCGAGATCGACTACCCTAACCTGTACCCTCTCGTAACCCATTGCTTTGAGTGCCTTGATCCTCTGGTGTCCGTCTATGATTTGCATGTCCTTGTTCACGAGTATGGGTACAATGTATCCGAGGTGTCCGAGTGATTGAGTAAGTTTATCGAGTAGTCCCTTTGAGATGTCTTTGGGGTTGTCCGGGTTGGGTTTGAGAGCCTGTATCTCAACCACTCTGATGTCTCCTTCGAGGAGTATTGTTATCTTGTCCTGTTCGTCCATGAGTTTCACCTGGTTGTAAGGGGAGGCGAGAAGTTGTCTGAAGGAGAGAAGAAACCTCCCCTTACGACAGTTAATTGTTGGTAATGTAGAAATAGTTTGCGTTTCAATTTGGTTGAATATATTCTATTAAAATAATAGAGAAAATTAATAGAATATTATTCTATTTTTGTGTAGGGGTGTTTTAGGTATAGGTTTTAAATAGTATGGAAAATGGTGTTGTAGGGAATTTGAGGGGTGTTGGTAGTTTCCATTTAGCATGTGGTCTATGGTATAGAAATGGAAATTGAATATTTAAGGGTTTGGTAGGTTAGAGGTATTTAGTTGGTCTTTGTTGAGTATTGTGATGGTGAAGCGTGAGTCGAGTGCGATGAAGTAGGGTCCTTTTTGTGATGTGAAGTATTTTTCGAGTTCGTTGATGAGTGCGTCGAGGTGGCTGGTTGGGATGTCGTTGTTGGCCTGTAGGATGAGTACTTCGTCTGGTTTGAGTTCTCTTATTTTGTGTTTGACCATTCGATTTGGTTTCATTTGTGTCACTCCCTGTAGCCGTTGTATATTTCTATCTTTTCCTTGCTGATGACCAATTCTTTCCACTTCTCAACGAACTCCATCAGTTCTTCGAGTGTGTTGAATTCAATTGTGGCGTTGTCATCGGAGATTTTAGACATTGATCCAGAGAAATGAGTTTTTCCGAAGGTGAAGCCCAGTTTCTCGTACTCTGGTAGGTCCTTGTCCAGATAGAACTTCTTTGTAGTCGTCAGTTTGAATTTCATTCTCATTCCTCCTCATGCAGTTTCGTTGCTACTGGATGCAGCCCGGTTAATCTACATACCGAGCAGATGTATTTCTCATTCGGTTTGAGTTCTATTCCGCACATTTCGCACTTTCCAGGCATGTCTTCCACCTTGTCGGCATCGAGTTTATGGTCTCCGCACCAGTCCGAGTGGTAGACCACTGGCCAGCCCTTCATTGTGGGTGAATGTCTCCTGCACCTGCCGAGTAGGTCCGATTTCTCGACGAAGTACATGCAGGTTCTGCACCTCATTGTGTCTGATCTGTGTTTCCAGTTGTCGTTCTTCAGTGCTCCTGTCATTTCAAATCCTCCTCTTTCTCGTATATTCTCTTTATTCTCCTATAAAGGGAGGGTAAGTTTTCTTCAGGAATACATCTGAAAACAAATTCGTACTTTAATGAGCCGTCTTTGAACTTATCTCCATCACTTCTAATTCTTATATATTTCATAATATCATGGGCAAACATCATTTTCGCCATTTCCAAGTAATTGGGTAAGTCGTAAGTGTTGGATCGATAAACTTCGTCTGGAATCGTAAACTCCTTCTTGAATTCCTCTACTACACTCTCCAATACATTTTTTAATTTTTCATCCATTCTCATTCCTCCTTTTCTTCTTCCTTGTTTCTCGGAACTCGAACTGGAGCATATTGGAAAGGACAATCTTCCGGTCCTATTATCGGATAATCATCCGCAGATAGGATACAACACCTGCTACACCCATAACATACAACCTTCATTCTCATTCCTCTCTGTCTTTGGTAGTTATTCCAACTCCTCCTTCAGCGATTCCATGTGCTCCTGTCTCGCCTTGTATGCATTGTTTGCCAGTGACTCGATAAGTGTTGTATATCTCTCCACCGCGTAGTCTCTCATGTTGAGCAGGCTTGCGGGGGTGTTCCCTGTTGACTCTGATGTATTGTCTCCGACGACGAATGCTTGTGATTCCGCGGGAGTAATTACCTGTCTCTCCACCGGGACCATCTTGGGGTTCACCATTGCGAATGCGTGCATTTTCACGACAAGTCTGGGGTATTTCTCGGTCATTTCGGGGGTGTCCAGGTCGATCTCGGGTGCTCTTATGAAGTATCCGAGTTTAGTGTCGCATCTCCCGCAATAGACGCTGACCCCGTATTCATCATCCTCGGCGACGAACCTGTCGTATCCACATTTCTTGCAGTGCATTAGTGTCATCTCCTGTTAAGTGGCACACCCTACCGCCTCTTGGTGTGCACCTGGATTTCCCTCACATCCAGCCCGCATCAATACCTGACTCCCCGGATCGATGCCATCTCGGGTTGTAATCATCTCCTATTCAGTATCTCCTTTATCTGTCTATACTCCTCTCTGGTTATCCACCGGGAGGAAACTATCTGTCTGCCCGTGATTGAATCCACGATGCCGTCGAAGAAGTATCGGGTTGTATCCCGTCTCGGACACTTCTTCCCACTTCTGTAGTAAATACACCCACTACATGTCTTGTCATCGAATACAATGTCATTGACATTCCTTCTATAGTTGAAACAGTGCATTGGTGTCATTCTTCCACACCCTCATATTCAGTATCCTTCATGCTTGACCGTATGTAGTCAAGGAATTCCTGAGCAACATCTAATGGAACATAGTTCGTGAGCTTGACCGTCATGTTCCTCCTATTCCAGTAGCAGTAGTACACAATCTTCTCTTCTGATACTTTCCCCTTCTTCCCCTTTCTTTCAATGGTTCTCTCAATCGTCATTTCGGTGTATTCTTCCTTCACTGTCAGTGTTGGTCCTCCTCCAGTACCGAGGTCTCCACCCACTTCACGGTCTCTATCTCAGAGATCACGAATCGATTACCACACTCCGGGCACATGATAATCTGACCCTGGATGTGTCTCGGTGTCAGCTCGGAATAGTGTCCGCAGTGGGGACATAGTAATCGGTTCCTGGCATACCCCAGACCCTTCATTATCCAACCACCCTCCTGACTGCAAGAAGAGACTCCAGCTTGGACACCCGGGTATTCAAGGACTGAATCTCCATCATCAAATCCTCCTTGTATCGGTCCACCTCGGTGTAGAACCACCGGAACCGATCCAGGTCATCAGGACTCTTCACAAGATCATCACCAATGCTCCTGTACACCACCACAGTAACTCCATCGTGGTCATACCTCTCCGGCAATCCATTCGACTCCCTGGCATACTGCCTGCACAACTCAACCGCTAATCGACTCGACTCTGACATCGCTCTCACCACTATTACAGCTGAACCACCCTATTTAAACCTACCCATTCAAGTACACACGTACTCAACACATGGAGATTCTCTAATAGAATTAATTCTATTCTATTGGAATAAACTACACCTCTCACATTTTTCCCGCCAGTTTTTTGAAGCCACCCTATGCAAAATGATACATTGATTTTTAAGGGTTTATTTGGCATTATATGAGATTATTGGTCGATCGATTTGGGTCATAAGGGGCAGGATTTCCCCTTAGTATATATATGATATAAGGGTATGGGAAGGGTGAGGGGGCAGGAAGCCCCCACCAATACGGAGGTATATGAATGACAAAGCAAGAAAAGAAATCGAACCGCAATGAGACCGAGACCGAGACCCTTCAACCGAAGGAAGGGTATGAGATAATCGATAAGAATGGAGCGGACAGAGAAAAGTACGTAAGGGGTTCAATCGATGCCATGGCATTAGTAGGGGTACAACCGACCGATGAGCAAATAACCGCTCTTGAGCGGAAGGCACTGGAGCAGTTCCCCATCAAATGGGGCTACAAAAAGCTGGCAATGGCTTCGATCTCCGAAGCCAGAAATCAGGCCATGAATTCCCTTTACCGGTTGGCTCGCCTGAAGGCTGAAGGCCATTCGATCGATTTGGAGCCAATAGCTGAAGCCATCCAGCCATTGGTAGGAGACCGAGTACTGGAATACCAACCCAATACCACCAAGGATGGAGAAGTCCAGTACTACAAGGGTAAACCGGAGCCTCCCTTACAGAACCGAGCCAGATACTTGAAGCCATCCGAGACCGGATAAGGAAAGAGTAGACCGACCCAATCGGTTCAATGGTAGGGGCCGATTAGTGCCCCTACCTACTATTTGCATTTTTTACATCCATCCGTATAGATTGGATGGATTTGTATAGAATACGCCAGTAGGATACGCCTATGTACGGTCAGGAGACCGACGATCTCCGAGGCTGACGCGAGGGGGTTCGAGGCCCCACGTAGGCATCCGGTCCGGTGGACCGTGAGGAGGCACAGAAGTATGAAGGACGAATATGTAATAGGCGAGTATGTGAGACCAGACGACCCGGAGTTTCCTCCTGTCGATGAGGAGACATGTCCGGCCAGACACGACGGATTCTACTGCTGTCGGGTCATGGGCCACAAGGGTGTCCATGTGGCACTTGTCACTGGAGACGAGATAGTAGCGGTGTGGGAGTGATTCTGGTGAATGCACTGGAGTGCTACCACAACGGTAGATGGTGCTTGTCGGTGCTTGTCCATGCTGGGATGCCAGTGGTCATCTCCACGGTGGGCGAGTATGACACTCACCTATGGGAGATAGTAGTGAGACCCCGACCCAACAAGGTTGTGATACTGGAGTGAGTGGAATGGAAATGGACGACAGTACAGCAGCGACGATCGAGAGGGAGTTGTTCCGACAGCTGGCCCCTCTCATCCGTCAGACCAGAGACAGGTTCGCCGGACTGGTGCGACAGAAAAACGCCATCCGACGAGACCTGAACCGCATGCGTAGGGTCGAGACATGCGAGGCCCTGGGGGCCGTGGAGGCCCTGAAGGACAGAATGGCCGAGACCGTCAGTCGAATGGCTGACATCAAGGCAGACTTGTCCTGTATGGCTTCCGCGTGTCTGCGGTGGGACGCACAATCCCACCGATTCGTGTCCATCGATCCGTGGGATGCACTCACCACGGGTAACTTCCGCAGGGCACGATACGAGTCCCTACGCAAGAACCGATACAGGAGTGTAGTCGAGCAACTGGAGTACGATCTCCTGGTGCTCGTCTACGAGGGGGACGAGTGGTGATTCGCTACAACGACGAAGGCCACGCCATCCCCTCCGACGCGGAGATCGATTCCCTCCACGCGGTGTGTATCCGGCGATGCCCCCGATGTGGAGGTATCCTCCCCATCTTCCGTGACCGATGCGAGAGATGTGGCCAACAACTGGAGTGGGGGCCATGACCGTCTACTTCGTGTGTGGTCTCAACTCACGCTGGACCCCTCCGCGTGTGGTCATCACCGACTTCACGTGGGATAACCTACCCACGGATGAAGCCATTGACGGCCTGCCCAGGGGGTCCTTCTATGTCGTCGACTAACTACGCCTACTCCTGCCCCTTCAGTGTGGGCAGGGGCAATTCATGGCCCCGCGTATGCGTAAGCGGGGAGTAGGTGACACAAATGAACCAAATGGACTGGAAACAGATACGTGAGATGGGCATTCTCTTAGGCCATGCCGTGGCTAAGAGGATGCCTCGTGAGTTGCCAGACGACGACCTCGAAGTGCTACGCCTCGCTATCGACGCGAGGATCGAAGAACGCATGGCGACCGGTAGAGAGCCGTGCCATCAGCCATTCTCGTGGGTAGGCAATATAGGGCTGGTGTACTACCTCGGATCGTGGACCGAGGCAAGAAGGCTCCATGACAACTCGTGGAACCTGAAACTTGTCGACGACTTCGACCCGGAAGTCGTGGCTGACTACTACGGCATCCCCAACAAGTGGGGTCAATATGATTGGGTAGATGAACCCGTGGCCAGGCTATTTGTCTGGCTCGGCGATGCACTGCCAGAGAACCACTACTCTGGCAAGGCTTACAGACGCCTGGCTGACGAATGGCCCTATGACGGGGCTCTGATGGAGTGACCCCAATGAGTAAGACAGCGAACTGCGAAAACTGCGGTACCGAAGTGGTGCCCACACGAGACTACAAGCACTGGTTCTGTCCAGTATGCGAGAAGATCGTGAAGGGCACGAATGTAAGGCCGTGTGAGTGATCGAGGGGGTGTAATCTCGACTCATCTAACAATTCGGCGAACACCACCAGGATACACAATCGTGATCCTGGTCAACGGTGTAGAAGTCGGCACCGTCCACTGCGACAGGTACCTGGTGAAGGACTCGGGCAGGGAGTGCGTACTCTCTGCGTACTCAGGAGACTCATGTGTGGCTGAACTGCCATGCAACTCATACTCCTGAGCGGACCGCGACCTGCGTAGCCCACTGGACTGCGTAGGCGTGACAGTCCGTATCAACGGACAGGAGGTATAGAATGACTGAAACGCATTTGATAGGATTTGTGAGAAAGAGCAAGGACGACAAGTATCTGACAGCGTCTCTCCTCAAGTCCGCACTCGACAAGTGCGAGACATACGAGGTCCGAGACGGCAGCGAGTACATAAAGCTGCTTGTCAAACTGGAGAGAGTGAAGCTGGTCATAAGCGGGGACAAAGAAGTCACCGCCGTGATACAGATAGAGGAGTGATTGCTACACTCCTGAAGCATTAAGGAGGGATAGAATGACAATGGAAAAAGGAATAATAAGGAATGTGAGCACGACCGACGAATTCGTGGTGAGCGACGACGACAACAACTTCTCCGTGTTCGGAGACAACATCAGAATAAAACATCTGATGAAGGGCCTGATATCGGTGTATGTCCACGAAAACGATTCACTCGTTGGAATACTCTACTTCAGGTCGATTGAGGACAGGAGGAGGGACCAGTAAATGGGAGCCAATTTCGGGTTCACGAGAATTGGAGATTCCCACACTCCACCACTGGAGTTGAAGGACAAGTTCTGGGAACTCTACAACTACGACGAGATCGATGGTGGAGAATACTCCGGCGGATGGAACACTCTTGCAGGTGTGGAAATCGTCGATAAACAATTCGAGACCACCGAAGAAGCACGGGAATGGCTGGAGAACAACTGCAAGAAATGGAGCGATGCACTCGTCGTGGAGGTCATCGATGACGGCTTCTACATGGGTGGCATCCGTGCGGAGTGATCCACATGCACCCAATGAATGAATACAAGATGGTCAACGCTCCACTCACGAAGGAGTGGGACAAGGCACGTGAATACATCAAACAGAATGACCCATGCCATTCCGGGTGGGCAATGTATCTGTCCGACTCGGAAGTGAGCATGAGATTTGTCAAGCAGTTCCTGAAGATGGAAGTCCAGGCCGAGATGAAGATTGGAATGTACGACAGACCAATGAAAACGGACGTGGACAGGATTATACGGAACTGGAACCCGGAAGAACCGTTCTACGACTGGATCGAAATGGGAGACCACGACTCATGGGCTGCCTTCATTGTTGTGGGAATGCACCATGATTGCAACGTGGACAAGGAGACATGTATCGAACTGCTGGAACTGGTTAACAGTGAGATTGATAGGTACTGATAGGAGTGAATAAAATGCACCACATGAATGAATACAAACTGGAACACGCACCGGATACGCCAGAATGGAAAGAAGCCAAACTATTCATCCAACGCGTAGAGCCGTGCGTAATGGAATGGGAAAAGTGGCTCTCGGACAAGGACGTGGAATTCATAGAAGAGTTCATACGGCTGGAACTGGAAGCGGAATTTAAGGGACCATTCTCGTACTCTAAATTAACGTGTCCAGACCCAGACGAACTCGATCCTGAACTCGCTGGAAAACTCACACCAGACGAGGCAGATGGAACCTCATTAGCAACAGCAACATGGGCGGAATATATCGTGACGGGGTTGTTCTACGCGTATGGACTCAAGTACGAAACGTGCTTGGAACTATTCGATATAATCACACTGGAGGTAGAGAAACATGAGCAAATATGAATGGAGCAAAGAACCCAAACACACCTGTTGGTGCTGTGGAGGACGCGGATACACAATGTACAAGGGCCTCCAGTGGCCCTGTAACATCTGCGACGGGACAGGAATGACGAACATACCCATGATAGACCAGGACAGACTGTTTCTACCAAGGGAACACATACCAAGGAGAGTGAAAGAATGAACTTCAACAAATGGATGATAGAACTCAACGAGACACTGATAAGGAATGTCGGGATCGACACGAACGGACTCCCCGACCAGCCATACCGTCGCTGGTTCGAGGAAGGAATGTCAGCCGGACGAGCAGCCTACGAAGCACTCAAACAATCAGGGTGGGATGCCGTATGACCTACGAGAAGGGAACCACTCCCCCACGGGAGAGGATCGGAATGAGATACATCCGAAAGCTGGCACGACTCAACATCAAACCGGTGAGACCCATGTCATACTGGGAAGCACTGGAGTGGGCAATCGAGAGGGCACAGAGGTGATACCAGTGGTGGAACTAACAGCACTGGAAGAGCTTGCTCTCGTCACCGAGAGGACAAACAAGCACCCCGTCCTGTTCAAGAACGGGACACCAGCACTGTTCATGGTGGTATTCAACGACACCACTGAGGATGAGAACGTACCCGACGTATCAATGATAGGAGACGAACTGGTGATGGAGATATTCCTGACGAGAGTACCGATGGGAATCGAATTCACCAAGAAGGCTTACAAGAAGATCATTGATATGGAAACACGTGATGACCACTCATACGCGTGAGATATACAGGAGGAATGAAAATGAAACTATGTGTGAAATGCAAGAAGGAAATGATATGTACGAAAACCGGTAAGGGTGTCCTGTACTCGCATGGACACTACTACCCTGGAGACGAATACACATGTCCACAATGTGGTGCTCGGGTTATTGTAACCAACCCGACTCCAATACACCTGGACGTGGAACCGCAGGAGGAACACGTTAGAATGGAGGAGTAGGAATGTCAGATAGACACGACTTCGAGAACATACGAGAGTCATGGAATACATATGGCAGACTCACCGGAGACGACATCAAATGGCTGATAGACAAACTCGACGTGTATCTACCGGAGGAATTGGAATGAATCACGAAGAAGAAGGAGTCCCCATTGAAGTCGAGTGGTACAAGTGGGAACTGAAGGTCGGTGACGAGACCTTTGAGCTCGGCAGAACTCCAGTACAAACACCAATCGGCCTCGTGAGTGTCGAGACAGTGCACCACGATGACTGTAAGTCGCCATCGTATAAGTCTACGTGTTGCGATGTGACACGTAAACTTGTGGTAAACGGTGAAGTCATTGCCAGTGCATGGGATAGGCATTGTGTACGGCGGAACTTTTCGGGGTCCTCGTGCTCGTATTCCGATTCCTGCGGATGGGACCGACGTGAACCGAAGAGGTGGACTCAATGAGAAGTAGAATATCACTCGGATACGGACCATTCCCGCGATCCGTGACCATCAAACGAATATGGAGGAATAAACATGACTGGTGAAATCACAACCTACTGGTTCGGCGGACTCGTCAAATCCGACATGCACGGCATGTTCAAGGAGAAGGACCTGCTTAAACCACGGTGGATCACGAAAGAACAAGCCAATCGAATTGAGGAAGTATTGAAGGACCAGTGAATATATATAGACCTATATAGATATGAAAATTATATTCTATTAAAATAATAGAAAAAAATAATAGAATAATAGAATATAATGGTTGTCCTCAACCGAAGGGTTTATATACCTTCAATCCAATCCGATTAATTACCCTGGGTTATGGTGGATAAGTATGAACGTAGCAAGTGTCTATCTACTTCTCGTGTCCGACTGTTCTCCTCTCTATCCCCCAAACCCACTTTCTCGGATTAGTCCACCGAAACGCAGGGCATCCCACGAGGGGGGCGTTCACTCGTCCTCCTCAACTATTCAATAGGTAGTGAAACGAGGTGAGAGTCTGAAGGTAATTGGCGTGGAAATCAATCTATATGCTCGAAATGTTCTGAACACTCATTCTATACAACTGCTCGTGGATCACATTCCCAAGCAGGTCAAACACAAGAAAGTTGCTTACGGTTCTCATGTATTCTACTGGGGTGAACGAGATGGATACGTTCACTTCCTGTCATTAGATGAACACGATCACAGTGGATTCGGCGGGTCCACAATTCCAGTGCTTATGCAAGACGGCTCGGTGGAGGAACTGAAAGGTCCCTGGTCGTCGTCGTCAACCACAATGAACAGATACTTCCCTGCTTCAGTGGAGGTGTCCATCACCGATTCCGAGGATGTCTTCAACCACGGATACACCTACAGTAGCGGAGCAATCACAATTGCCAAGCTACAAGAGGCGTTCCAGGAACTGAACATCAAGGACTTCATCATCGTCCCCCACATTGAAAAGTGGGGAGACATGCTCTTCAGAGTAGTAAGAACTCACGATCCATTCGACACACGTGGGGACATGGACAGAGACCCCGAGTCAATGTTCAGACCGCGTAACTCAAAGTTCACATACCGAATGGATAGAGGTGACAGAAATGAACGAAGCACTTGAAAAGGATATGAACAGAATTGCCAGGGAGAACGGCATTGATATTGCCGTGCTCCACGAGAAACTGGAGGAATACAAGGCCCAGGGATTCCCTGAGATCGCTGCGTGGGGGCGGGTCAAGTCCGCCTTCTCGCAGGACATCAAGGGGATCAAGGACGTCTACACCATCTGGCCCATCTCGATGTCAGATGCCAGGGTCATCTCGGTTGAGAAGTCCTGGGATGACAGCCCACACGACGTGGTGGACCTCTACGGACTCTTCTACGGGAAGGTGTCCAAGACCAACAGATCGGGGTTCGCCATGAAGGTGGCCGTGTTCGACGATGCACTCCCGCTCCTGGACTCGATGGAACTCGGGACACCCTACACATTCAAGGGTGCGTTCAACCCGAGGAAAGCACGGCTCTCAATGGTCAGAGGAACCAGCTTTGTCCCCGGACAGTCAAAGGACTGCCCCGACATGGAGAAGGTGTTCCAGATGGCACTCGAGGATGCGGTGTCCCTCGCGTCACTGATGGACATGGACGACAGGGGCAACTACAAGCATGACGGAGTCGAAATCGTATTCACCGGCGTGGTCGGTGATGTGAGAAGGTCCGACAAGACCGACAGCGTGATATTCGAGATTTCCGACATAGGCTCGGACATCGTAACCTGCTGGGTTCCACACATCATAGCAGGAGACGAGGAGAAGGACAGAGAGTGGATTGGAAAGACGGTCCTCGGATACGGATACCACAAGATCGGAGACGATGGGCCTGTCATCAACGCCAGAATGCTTGTGACCACGGAGTGAGTGGATGGGACTCGGAAGGCTAAGCCCAGCACGGACCGCGTCCAAGAAGGCTCCCAAGTCGTCGTCCAAGGTCAGACTCATCGATGGAGAAGTCCCCACCTACAAGGGGGACGTACACATCTCGATGGATGAGTCGGAAGTGGAACCACTGGTGGTAACCGTATTTGGACCTCCAGGAGTGGGCAAGACCACATTCGCCATGACCTTCCCCCGCGTTGCCATATGCGACACGGAGATGAAAGGAGAGAAGGTCTGGAGACAGTTCTACCGTGGACAGATAGAAGCATTCGGGCGTGATCTCCAGCCTCACAAGTGGAGTGAGGAGCACGGAGACCCCACACTCGAATCAACTCGACTGTTCCATGCCGAGGATTGGGGTGACGTGGCTGCGTTCTGGACCCGCTACGCCAACTCGGACGAGGTGGACACTCTGGTGTTCGACTCCGAGACAGACCTGAGAGAGATGGCTGAACTGTGGATACTCAAGGTCACGGGGAAGTCGCTCTACGGCGGGGACGGAGCATCCGCGAAGGTCCCCTACGCCAATGTGTTCGGCATGCTCAAGTACGTGCTCACGAGGACCAAGAGCCGTGGCAAGCATGTTGTCTACACGGGCAAGGAGAAGGACAAGTACGACAAGTCAGGAAATGTTTGTGGTATCAAGTACGACGGATACAACAAGCAGTTCTTCTTCTCCGGCTATGTCATCTACCTCCGACAGGGGGTGGAGACCGAGGCGGGAGACATCCTGTACCCCAAACACGTGTTCGGCGAGGTCATCAAGGTTGAGAACATGAGACCCGGCTATTACCCGCCATATCTCGTGGAGTGCAACTACAGGGGACTCGTCAAGGAACTGGTCCAGGGGTCCGAGTGGACAGGGTCAAAAGACGACTTCATCCGAGAGGTCATCACACCACGAATGAAGGAACTCGGGGTGAGCAGGGAATGACAGTCCATAAGCACAAGTGGTTGAAGGTTGGCGGACTATTCGACAGTGAGGGAAACCAGATCACTGTCAAGTTCCGATGCGTGATCCCACACTGCCTGGACACCAAGGAGATAAGACTGTCCGACGGTGCAGTCATAAAGAAACCGTCAAAGTACAGCCACCAGACTGGAGAGATAAAGCATAACCAGATGGTGGTTGAGGAGTACAGAAAAAAGAAGAAACGGAGGTGAGAAACACGACACGGAAACTCAACACGAAATGGAGAGAAGAACCCATCTGTCCGAAGTGCCACGAGATCATAACGGTATCGGATGGAGAACTGACAAACCTCGAAAGCTGTCCCAACTGCGGACAGCCCATCTCGTGCAGGATCAGAGAGAAAGTGGAATATCTGATCCTGTCATAGACAAACAGCGACAAGGGCTGGCATCCCTCTACCACTGCCATCCAATTTCATGGGGGGGTGGTGTAGCGGTATCATCGTGGTTCTGGATGCCACAGACTCGGGTTCAAGTCCTGGCCCCCCCTCCATTCACACAAGAGGCGATACACGTGAAGAGCAAGAGACGGTCCAGCCCCAAGAAGTGGCCCAGGTCACGGAAACCACGGACCGTCTCTGTCAAATCCATTAGAAGAGACAAGCAAGAACTAACCCAACATGTGAAAAGCAGACAAAAGATTAGAAAATACAGAACGAAGAGAACCAACCTGGTGAAACGAATATTCTAAACCTACGCACTGGCGAATCAGTAGGAGGAGGTGTGAAGATAACCAGAGACGACACAATATACGATGTAATTCTGCGTGAGGTGACTGATAGAGGTGTGTATGTATGTCCAAATGTGATAGAGAGGATGTCCGCGTCAATAGGTTCACATGTGATGAACCTGTGTAATCTCGATCACCGTCTATTCTTGAAGGGTAGAATACCTGCAAACTTTAGAACACATTTGGTGTACATATCGCCATCGGGATGGTCCAAGTCGTTCTACTTCAGACTATTCCTGAAGCATGTGTATGGTCTCCTGTGGAACGACAATCACCTGTTCCCTGTCGATGTTCACTCCACCTTCTCGGTTGCTTCATGGTTTGGGACCATGAGTACCAACAACTCGGGAGAGGTGGAAGAGAGGAAGGGAGTGTTCGAGTCCTACAAGAGGGGCGTTATAGGGGCTGACGATTACCAGGCCCTGATAGAACTCTTCGACGGGAGAGGCGTGGGCCAGGATGAGATAGCACTGATGACAGCCCTGGACACCGATGAAGCGGTCAAGAACCTGGCAGTAGGACAGATGAGGATCAAGGGAGTTGGGATGACGGCATGGTTCGGGATGAGACCAACCAAGCTGAAACTCACATCAGGTCTTGCTCGACGGTTCTGCTTCCCCAGGTTCTTCCCCAACAGGTTCGAGGCACGAGTATTCAGACAGCTGGCACGGGAGGAACTGAAGCCCAACATGGAGCTTGAGGACGACTACCAGCAGGCACCACTCGAACGACCCATCATAGACACGGAGCGGATGATAGTCAATGCCGGTTCCTGTGACATAGAACTCGATGAGGTTTACGCATTCCTGGACGAGTATGACATACCACATTTCGAGGAGAACATCTACAGGAACCTGGCGATAGGCTGGTCCATCTCAAACGGACACTACCCGGAAATCAAACTCGGGACAATGGGTAAAGAACTCATCAGGGACGAGATAGAGTCCAGAAACATACTCAGAACCAATCCATACACCATGATGTTCAAACGGATAATGGAGGCTGAACCAGACTACACAATCACCTATAAGACACTCAAGCGGTTCCTGACCTCGTTCCTCCAGTTCCAGGAGACAGAGGCAGAGATGATGATTGTCACCGAGAAGCAGAGGGGTAACATTGAATACGACAGACCTGGAAAGAACAAACTCAACGTGGTGTGGACACCTCCAGAGGATGGAGGTGAACTCAATGGGTAGGCGTAGGCTCGACAGGAGATCAGTCACGCTGTACCTCAACAACGAGATAGCGGATGCACTCGATTCGCTGCCGAACAAGTCCGATTTCGTGAACATGATCCTGTCCCAATACGCCACAATGATAGGCGACTTCACCAGACAGGACAGGTCCAGGCTGATACATGAAGAGGCAGAGAAACGGGTCATGAAGGCAATCTCACAGATAATAAAGGACCTGACCAAGCAGGAAGTGATCGATCTACTCGGGAAGAACAAGGAGGACACTCAAGATGAATGAACGAAAGGGAAAGATAATGCTACATGTGACTGAACCAGGATGCCCACTGAAGGGAGTATTCTCCCTGACGGGGGTCGAGAAAACCGATGTATATTTCGATGCAGACGTGGGAACCCTCGTCCATGAGGTGATGAGAGAGATGATTGACAGGATAATGATAGGGCTTGACCCTGTCCTGCAACTGTCAATCGATGCCGTGACATCCCGCGACGACAGGCTGATGCAGACCTACAACGAGGACAAGTTGAGGGTCCTACTACCAGTCTCCAATGGATACAGGTGGCTGGAGAAGGAAGGGTTCGACGTGATCAAGGAACACTTCCTGGCTCGGGAATCTCCACTGGCAGTGCCACTGCTCGATGAGAACGATGACCCTATTTCACTCATGGGTAAGCCCGTATACATCTCCGGCACACCGGACCTGGTCCTGGACTACGCCATCATCGACTGGAAGTCGGGGAAGTCCAGGTCAACAAGGCACGCACTCCAGATTTCCGTCTATTCCATCCTGTCCAAATTGAGTGGACTGACGGAAGACAACCTGCCAGGTAGAATATTCTACATGGGAGTTCCAATGAAGGAGAAGGTCATCAAGAAAACTGGAGCCGTCCACAAGTACTACGAGAGAAGGATCGAGGGAGAGAAACTGGAGGAATACGCCATGAAATGGTATGCCAGTGCCCTCGACTACGTCGAACTCGTGAGAGACGGACTGGAAGGAGGGATGCAGGCCGGAGACCAGGAGAGTAATTCCGACTGCTACTTCTGCCCCTACCGGTCAATCTGTTGGGGCGACAATGAATAAGAATGAAGGAGAGATGTGTATGAAAAATGAACCACCAATAATAGAGATGTCGACTGGAGCCATCAACTACAGGTTCTACGTCGATGAGAAGAGAAAGAGGGTGTCAGGCGTGGCGAAGGCTGACTTCAGGGAAGGAGTCAGACGGGCCAGTGCACGGGTCAAGTGCTCGGCAAATGACGAATGGGATTCCATGATAGGAATTGCCATGTGCCGGCTGAAGCTGGACAACAAACTCGGCACTGTATATGTGGGCATCCCCGAGTACGGACTGATGAAAATGGGATGGGAAACCATGAAGAGGATCGTGTCCAACTTCACTGCAAGGAGGGATTGAGTTGCATATGGAGTACTCTCACCTGAAAGCGATGTGTCACCTGTCGCAACCCTACGACAACGACGAGGTTGTCATCAGGGCCGATGGGTATATACGAATAAACGATGGTGCTCATGTATCCATACTCTTTGTGGAGACACCATTCAACTACCCAATGGACTGGCTCCTGTACAAGAAGAGAGTGATGGAGTTCATACGGGTGAACCCAGGAGAGCCTATTGAACTCACTATCGAGGAGGCCAACAGTGACTACAGACGGGTCACACTCGAACAGGCCGGAAACACAATGTCATACGAGTTCGAGAATGGACTGCTCGTTCGAGACACATTCAAGGTCCCTAACCTGCCACACCTCTGCGTGATGGAATACGTGACCCCGGAATACTTCGTCAGACGGCTGAACTCTGCCGGAGTGGATAACGACTACATCGGGATCAAGAGGATTGACGGAGAAATCCAGATGCTGACCTTCGATGAGTCGGAATTCGTAAGTGCCACGATGAAGATGAGAGTCATTGAAAGAGACAAGTATCCATTCGACCATGTGTACTACTCCATTCCGTACTTGAAGTCGGCTGGGATATGCTTGAAGAGGGTCCACAGCACTCTCAAGTGCAATGGAATTGTGAGGTTCGAGTTCGGGAACGAGTACCCGTGCTCACTGTCGATGGACACGCCGATTGGCGAGATATTCATCTACATCGCACCGAGGATTGTAGAGGAGGCATGAATACTACCTGGAGAATAAGGAGGAAAGAGAATGGGAACCTACAAGAAAAGTGTACTACACCTGGTGAATAAAGTAGCCACATTCCTGCTCGGGGAACCAGTGGACGATGAGCACTCCGTCAGAGTGGTTGAACAGGACATGCCCCCGTTTGGGATACCGGCATGGAAGCCTGGCAAGAGTGTCAGATACCACTCCCTGATCCTCAACACCGAGGTGGGGACCAGGAGAAACGATTTCGCCACGCTGGCAATCGTGTTCAGGGAGAACAAGCACAGCTATGACGAACCGAGGTTCTTCCAGATCGACAGATACGGAATACGACCACTGATACCCTATCGGCTGAGAAAGAGGATGACGCGAGAGAAGAAGAACGCCAAGGGTGAAGTGATAGATGTCGAGGAGGTCATCAACAACGAATGGGCAATCGGATGGAAATTCGATAAGGAGAACTTCATCCACTTCGACTGCCCCCAGTGCGGACTCCATGTCGAGGACTGCACCTGCATCGAATGTCCACTCTGTTTCGAGGTGGGCATCAAACAGGAAGGAGACAGGCCCTGGAGATGCGAGGAATGTAAGGTGGAATACGACCTCCACGGATACTGGAAGGACGACAAATACACCAAGGTGAGTTCCGACTACGAACCCAGGAACTTCAGCGAACAGGACAGAAGGAGGGAGGAGAATGAGCAGGAAGTCTAAGATCAAGGTCTGTCACTTCTGCGGATTCAGGAGAGTGGTCTACGAGGATGAAGGATACACTGATGACCATATATGTGCAGAGATGGATAGACGGCTGTATGGAATAGATTGTTGAGGGGGTTGTTGCTAATGGCGAAGAAGAAGTTGAAAGAAGTGACCGAGATGAAGCGGGTCACGAAAAAAGCGTATGTGTATGTATGCGACATCTGCGACAGGGAATGGCCCACAAAGAAGGAAGCGGAGAAGTGCGAGAAGCAAAAGCCGTATAAAATATATCTATACAAGTTCAAGGATGAAAAGACCAATAAGTGGAGGGTAGGAGATATCGCGGTTTGGATAGAACGCGGAGAGGTAAAAGGGGCTGTCAAGATTGTCGATACATGCACGGAGAAGCATTGGGTTTATCCCATATTCGACAATCCCGACGTCGATGAATTCGACGTGATATTACTGCCGAGGAGGCTCACGCAACAGATATGTAGATTGTTGAGGAGGAATGACAAATGACAAAGGAAACAAAAATAGAAACTTATAGAGTTCACTTCAATGATGAGGGTGAACTCGAAGGCGATGTGGAAAAAGCATTAGAAATATATAAAGAAACCGCAGAAAAATGGTGGGAAGGATTGAATGACAAAGAAAGGGTGGAAGTATATCTACGAATCAGAATGTTACATCAAGGCTCCCACCTTTATTGGTGAAAGGAAAAGGAGGAATTGAAATGGAAAACAGAGAAAGGAGAGTAGATTACGTAGCACTGGCAAGTGATGTGATAGCCGTGGCTGTGGAAGGCCACATTGAGGACTGGTCCGCCTACATCGGAGCAGTCCCAGGCCACAATCACGAGAAGGAATACCACAAGGTGATGGAGACCGGGGACAAACTCGACAAGAGAATTGCCGAGATATTGTTCCCATACTTCGCCAGCCACTTTGTCTGGAGACCATGATCCGTGGGAGGGATGACAATGCATATACATCGATATGATAAATACAGGAAATATGGTGTAAGATACAAGAAATGCCGTGTCTGTGGGAAAATAATGACGGATACAAAAGTAGAACTGGATAGTGACTATCCATTCACATACGGTGGTTTTAGTGAATTCTCCGACTACAGCTACGAAGTGACAGAGGATGAAATGAAAGTTATCCTGGCAGTAGCAAGGGAGGAGGAGAGGGAGAGAAGAGGACACTCGAAGAGAATGGAACAGATGAGAAAGAAGATGGCCAGGAGGATACTGGACGAGGTAGGAGATAGCATACAAGTGTGAAGGAGGAATGACAATGGTAGAACACAAGCACTACCCCAAGAGGGGTGAACAGATTTACGGAGCCACAAGCGGATGCAACCACGAGTCAGGAATAGGACCAGATTGTATAATCCTATATCTGGCAACCTGTCGATGTGGTGCACGGGGCAGATACTGTGCATATCATAAGCACTGGCACTGGATGTGATAGAAATGAACAGGAGAGAAATGGCACTGGAGCATATCAGAATTGAAGTCGCCAAGAATGGTGAGGTTACCCCATACGCGGTACGGATGTATGTGGAGAACAGTGTAAGTTACTCGGCATTCAAGGAGGCTGTGAACAAGGGGATGGAACAATTCAGGAGGAGGAATGAATGATAGACGAAGAACTGTGTCGGAAGGCGATTAGCAAGTGGGGAGTGGATGCCCAGGTTGACATGGTGGTCGAGGAGTGTGCGGAACTCATCCAGGCGATCCAGAAGTCGAAGAGGCACGGACTGACAAACACCGCAGACAATCTGGTCGAGGAAATGGTTGATGTCAATATAATGCTCACACAACTGGAGGTCATACTCGACACCCACGTTAAAGGATTCCGGGGCATGTGGGAACATCACATGGAAGCGAAGATCAACAGATTGAAGGGGGTATTGAATGAGGACGTATCAGGTGTATAGAGACAGCAGGGTTGAACAAGGATATTCCGTGGAGTTGGTTCTCGACTCCAGCAGTCCAGAGGATGGCCTACCATCAGACGAGTGGATCGATGGACAGCGAAGCCTGGGAATATCATACTTCATGGTTGAGTGGGAGGAATTGGAATGAAATTGAAATATATGCAGTGGCAGGAATCATGGGACAAATGGAGCGGGGACCTGTGGGGGAGATTGAAAACAGAATTGGAACGAATGCGAAAGATTGCGTTTGACTATACACGAGAAGAGGCTTTCTTTTCTCTTCTGTGGGGTCCTTGCTCCTATTGTAAAAAGTTTCAGAGTTGTTCACACTGCCCCCTCTATGAGCAAAGGGCGTGCTCTTCTACATTATCTCAGAGAGGGGGGCCATACACTCTTACAAATTGGATGCATATAGCATGGGTCCGTGGAGACAGGAATATGTTTGGAAAATATCAACAGCGGTTCTTGAAAGCATTGGAGGAGACCAAGTTTCCAGATTAAAAAGGGGGTTAAACAAATGACCAATAAATGTAAGAAATGCAACGGCACTGGAAAGATAAATTCAAATGGAACCATAATGATATGTATGGACTGTTATGGGACTGGAATGGACAAGACAGGAAGAAGGCTGGCAATACAACATGCTAATTGGTTGTTCGACCTGCTTCGTAAGGTATACGTTGAGGCATTTGAGCATGGGTACAAGCACGGCATGGATGCACGGGAGGAGGAGTGAAGAATGACATCCATACTATTGAACAAGATAATCCGAATATTTCAGGAATGGTGTGATGGCAACGATGTCCCATATGACGATGCGGATGTCGGAATGTGGTATGGAGAATTGGAAGAACTATTTGAGGACAATCATGATGAGGAGGAATGACGGTGTGTCTTGACGAAGTACTGGATGAACCACTCCCCGATGAGGTGGAGTGTTATATGCTGGCAAGAAAGATGCCTGGCCCCCAAGTCAAGAGAGTGAGAGAAGGAATGTGGGTGGCGGTAGGGAATACACCCATCACAGGAAGAATCGTTAGATTGAAAGATGGGAAACTCTCCAATAAAGGAGTATATCTAATAGAGCGGGATGATGGAGAGGGTTGGAGTGACGAAACGATTGCTCCCACTGAGAAATCTCTCTATTGGTCTGCACGTAGAGGTGAGATAGTCAAATTGGAAGGGGAAATTAAACTCAAGTATGTGACAGCGTGGTTTGGTTATCCTTGTCCGATCGGAGAGGAAGTCATTGCAGAGGAATTGGACTGGTGGCTTGTGGACCGGATAGGGTATCCATGCGGATTTCATCGATTTCAAAAACCCCCACGGGAATTTATAGAAAAACATGAAATTGAGGCAGATTGCATAGTAAAGGGGGTCTTGAAAGACATCGTAGCTGTCGGAATACAGTATGAACAGAGAGTTTACGTTGGAAAAAAATGGACTTCACTGGAGGAAGTGGAATGAATACACAAGATGAGGAATTGGCTTATGAACTAATAAAGAAAGCATTTCCAGAGTATTCAATTACAAGGGAGGCATGCGAACCCGTCTTGAAGATGGTTAGGGACAAAGAGATCATGTTTGGCTCTCCATTATGGTCAGGAAGTGTCTCTATCCATCCACGGGAGAACTACAATAACAAGACTCTGGAGAAGTTTGCCAAATGGATAAACTCGATTAAGAAGGAGGAGGTGATGAATGATGACATATCAGAAATGTGAATTTTGTAAGGGTAAAGGAAAAACCGAGATAGGGATATGCATATGGTGTAATGGAACTGGTCTGGAGAAGGTGGAATGAAAATGAATGAAATGGCCGTATTGATACAGTCTCAGATCGCCTGTGCTATGATAACGGCGATGGCGATGAAGGCGGAGAACAAGCAGAGAGCAATGAACGGAGAGTCGTTGGCATACACCGAGAAGGACTTCCTGGCTCTGCTGGATGATTATAAACTGCACCAAAGTGATACGGTGGATATGCTACAAATGGGCAGCTGGACGTTCGACGACGCTGGGGAAGGTGAAGAAGGTGTCAAATACAAGCGCGCCGAGATTGCGTTCGAGCCGAGCACGGAGGCGGAGGATGCGATACGCAAGGCACAAGAGATTTCGAAGGCGTTGGGGTGTGATGTAACGTTCCTCCTGGACGATACCAACATGACGGTATCATATAAGGATGATTTCGATACATTGGTCAGGATGTATAAGAGGATGCTGGGTAATGCGATTGGAATACGTTTCTACGAGGAGGAATGAACAATGGACTATAATACTCTGAAAAAACTAATGAATGAATACATCGAGAATGAGAAGGCGAAGTTTAAGGACTTCAAAGAAGGAACTCTTGTTGAATACAAGGGAAAGAAAGGTAGAGTGGAATACACTTCCTTCAATGAGAAGGTCGGTAAGGCATATGTCTGTATTAGAGATAAGGAGTGGACATTAAGCACCCACCTCTCACCGTGGAACGAGAGGGGGAACACTGCTTTGGTATATTCTCCTGACGAGTTGAAGATACTTCCCGAAGAGGACTTCAGCGAAGAGATAGACAATCTTCTACATGACCTGTGGAACCAGGATTCCATCAAGAAAAGAGAGGAAATCAAGGGAGAGATAGTAAAAATATGCAACAACTGTACTCATAGATTCAAACGAGTGAATAATCTATGGGATGATGTGGCTGTCTATGAATGTCCTTTTTGCAAGGGTAGGATAGAAGTGGAGAATGATGAAGAACTGAAGTTCTACCCATATGAGGACGGGGAGGGATGATTGAGTTTGAGGAGGAATGAAATGACATCTGAAGATATACTCGACTATTACCCATCTGTAAAGGAGTGCTGGATTATTAATTATCCATGTGATGACTGCCCACAGTGTAATCATCTCAAGGAATGTAGAAAACTCGCAGGTGATTGAAATGGACATAGACAACTTGACTACATATGACATAGAAGAGCTTGACAATATGAACAAATGGGACGATATATTCTCAGACTACTGTCCAATTTGCAGTGAGTACACTGTACAAACGAGCAGTAGGATTGAGACCGAACATGACACAATTCACATCCACCAGTGCACCAAGTGCCGTATGATTATTGGAACACATGTTGAGAGAATGGAGAGAAGGAGATATTGAAATGGAATTCTGTGGAATCAGATTTGACTATCCTAATTTTATTCTCCCAGAATGGTTATTGTGTATGCCATCAAAATGGGAGGGCTCCAAATGTGAGAATTGCATGTATTACGAAAAGTGTAAAAGAATACAGGAGGATATTGAAAATGCAGAACAATACGGAATCAAGAAATGGAAGATTTGAAAGAGAATACAGGGAGGAATAAAAATGAACTGCCCGCGGTGCAACTCATCAATCGTGAAGAAAATTCCCGTATTTGGTTCTGCAATAGTCCCGATGGAATGTCTCACATGTGGATACAGGTGGGAGGAATGAAGTCCTACAAGTGGAAGCACAAGACATGTGGAGTGGTGTCTGGAAAGGATAACCTGACGGAGGTGGAGGTGTCCAGGTCTCTTGAAGTCCTCGACAATGTCCTGTGGGAAAGGATATACGACCTCAAGGACTATGTTGCAAGGAAGTGTCCATACTGCCACGCACCAATTATCCAGTGTAACCACTGTGGGAAGAAGTTGCCCACGCTTGGCATGGTCCCACCCAAACAGTGGGCTGACTTCCGGGTGATCTACAAGGGTAGGCACATTCTCGTGGAGTGCAAGGAAACCAATTGGAAGGATAAGTTTCCGACCCATAATGTGAAGGCATCCCAAATCGATTTCTTAGTGGCTAATGCAATGGCTGGCGGTCTATCATATCTATTCATTTGCAATCGATCCAGGCCCCCTAAATTGAACTGCATATCGATCCAGGATTATCTCGGACTGGCAACTCTACCCAATGGCCGGATGAAATATGCTATTCCAATGGAGGAATTGGATAGAAATGGATTGGTTATCGAAAGGACCCCCAATCATGGCAAGCCCTTCTACAACCTGTACCTATGGACCATGATGATGAATAGATTAATTATTAATGAGAAATCATCTTAATTAATTATTCTATTACCATAGGCTAATAGAATTAAATTAATTCCATTAGGATTAGGTCCAGAACCTGTCATGGTAGGACTGCTCATTCCTCCACTCTGACACCCTACCTTTCTGTCTTATCTCTGCACGGGGGAGCCTGGTTGCCGATTCGGAATTGTCCTGATACGCCAGTTTGAACCGGTGATAGCCCCTCACATCATCCTCATTTCCGAGCGTTGAGTGAAGTATCTCTTCCTCTATTATGACATACTCATCTTCATCGATCCCCTTCGTGGGGTCATCAATTCCCACCTTACAGCCGATATGGAAGTCCATTCCATAGAATGGGCAGAGCACGTCAATCACCGGATTCTTATCATTCATCTGATTGAACCTGTTCTGTGACGCTGACGCACCTTCAGATGGAGGCATGGACACATCTATCCTATCCTCTGAGGACTCCCCGTAATTGTCGATATCGGTCGCGTTGGAGGTGGTAGTCGAGGTAACTGCTCCAGCCCCGTTGTCATGGAACTGTGTAACCTTGTTCCTGTATCCGCCAAACCTGTCATCCGAATATTCAATAGCAGAAATCCACTGCATCTCGGATGTCAGCGAGGACAGGTCGAACTTCTTCCCCGTGTCAACGGCAGCGAGTTGAGATAGCAGGATACCGATGGGCAACCAGAACATCCACACGTTTACAATCCTGCCCAGGACCTCAAACAACTGGTGATATGAACCCTTGAATGTCCAGTCGGCAGACACCACCCGACTCCATGCAACCGAACTCACGCCAGGAAGAATACACACCCTGTCAGGCTTACCTGACTGGCCCGGGAACTCAGAGAGAATCGCCCTGTTAATGAACCCCCAATAGTCGGAATCACTGATGGCGGGACTCTCCTCATCCTTCTGTGCGAGTACCGATGCGAGGAACTCGTCCTTCACAACTACAGTGGTCATCCTCTCCTCGTCCCTGTCCTTGATGAACTTCACCCTGCCATCCATCTTCCTGACGTTGATGTAATCATCCGTGATTGAATACTCGGGGGTGCTTATTATAGTCCTCCTCTCACGAACCCACCACTCCACACGATCCCCCAGCTCCAAGAAGTCATACAACTCACCACCGGCACTGACGAACTTCAGGGTCAGGGTCTGGCTCAACTCGTGCATGGATGCAAAGTAGTGAGTCAGCTGAGGCGGGTCAAGGAACCCGTCCGAATACACAATGCCGTCAATCTCCGCATCGTTTCCGTTGTCAACCATGAACCCTATCGTGTCTGATGACGAACCTGCCATCGGACTGGCATCCCTAAAGGCGAAGTATGCCACATCGTACTGCCCTATCTTGTCCACGTCGTCGGTGACCTGAATGACGAATGAACCATTCACATCGAGGGAGTACTCGTTGTATTTATCGAAATCCTGGGGCACATAGGAGACCCTGACGTAATAATCCTTGTTGGGCGATAGTGAACACGCCTTCTGAGATGGATTGCTTCCAGAGTCGTTAAAAAGGCTCCATGAGGGTATCCCTCCACCAGTGTTCAACTTCTCTATGTACAGGTTGGTTCCATCGAACCTGACTCTATACCCCTTGCTCTCCGTCCATGATGGGCTGCCACTATGCTGGAGCATGAACTCGAATGCGATACCACTTCCAGCGATGGCAGTATTGAACCTGAACATGAAATCGAACTGGAGCATTACTCTCCTTCCCGAGATCGACTGGTCGAGGGTGCCCCACGGCGGAGTGGTCTTGGCATACATATACGCCGGAGAACCTGCTGGAACGCATAGGAACCGATAGCCCCAGCCCTTCCACGTGCTCGGCAGGACACCATTGCCCAAGCCAATGCTCCACGGAATAGAACTCGGACCCTCCCATAGAGAACCATAAGTGGAACTGCCCACGGCTTCGGTAACGAAGTCCTTGAAATTCAACTTCCTTACTCCGGTTCCTCTTATCCTCATTCAACCAACCTCAATACAAATCGAGATCAACACAGTCCACGAAATCAAAGCTGAACTTTATGATGGCGTGCTCCTTGGACACCCACGTGAACTTCCCCTTCATTATCTTTCCCTCAACACCGCGTCCATACCTGTAGGTCAGCTTTACACCCCTACTTGCTATCCTCCTACCAATCTTCAAGAAGCACATGTCTGCAATATACGCCTTGGTATCTATGAAGTCCTGTATCTCTATCATTTGCCTCTCAACATCATCGACAGGGCCGTAGGTGGCATTGGGATTTCCCTTTAGGATACACTCCAGATGGTAGGTATAGATGGTGGAACCCGTGTCAAGTGCTATCACGGGTGGAACTTTGTATTCTCCCAGGGAGAGTTTCAGCATTTCCTGAAGAACCCTCACAATTTTCATCCGATATATCTTCACCCCCCTATCAAATGCCAGGTCATACTTGACATTCTTTAGTGTCAAGCTATCGTTTAGCGACGAATCCGTGTAGTCATACGTTGTCAGAGTCACATCAACTGCCATTAGATTGCCACCTCGCCATATTCGTCAGTTAATTCTATTTTAAATTTCTTGAAATCGAAACCCACGTCCATATTTGGGAATAACGATTCCAGCACGTTTTCAAGTCCACCACCTATTGCGTTAATGAAACCTTCAAATCTGGTTGTGAGTGGGTCGAGGAGGAACCTCTTGAAGTTATCATACAATTTCAATGGTACATCAAGAATACTTAGTATATTCGGCTCTGTTTCAATCGTCCATAGAGTGTTGATACTGCTTAATCCGTCAAGTATCCCACCAAAGCCCTCTATTATGTCGTCGAAACTTCTCGACTGCGAGAGCGAGTTATTGAAGTCATCCCAATCGGTCTCAATGGCAGCGAGGGTATTCGACGCAGAGTACCCAAACCCTGATACTAAGCTATCAAACGCCCTCCCAATATCGAAGGTTCCAGTGATGAACTTTCCTGTAACTGTATCTACAATGGCTTGTATAGATTCTTCAATTGCTCTCTTGAATTCTTCATCGGGCATTGGAGTAAACAACTCAATAGGATTACGAAGTTTACCAGTCAAGTCATCAAAGAAATCTGCTATACCTTCGATTAAACTTTTACCTCTCTGTATTTCCAAGAGAATCAACACGAACAGCGACACCGTTGTATCGACATATATCTGGAAAGCATCCGATATCATCTTGTATCCTTCGCTGTTCTTCCACGCGGTGTAGAGTTTCTTCATGGTCCAGAGTATTCCGAGTAGAGCAGCGACAGCAACAGCAGCCAGGGAAGCAATTGCAACGATTGCAACGGTTGAGGCTCCAGCGAGTATTCCACCAGTCGCGGATGCAGCTTTAGGTGCAGCGGTGGACGCACCAGTGGCAACTGCGGTCTCCGTTCCAGAAGTCTTTGCTGCCTTCGTGGCGGTAGCGGTGCTCTTGCCCCCCTTCATGGACGGAGTCTTTCCTCCGAACATCCCAAGTGCTTCCTCTATGAACCCCGACACATTGGCACCGGTTCCGGTGTAGATATGCCCACGAGCATACCTTGCGAACAGCCTCGGATTGAGTGCCTTGAACAGCCTCTGCAATGGCGTGGCAGCCTCTTCCGCAGCCTTCTGCTCCAACAGCCTCTTCTTCTTCATCATGGCAATGTCGGATTTCAACTGCTTGATCTGCTGCTTCTCACGCATCTTGATCTCTTTTTCTATCAGGCTCTCCTCAAGATTCAGCTTCTTCTTTATCAACTCGTCCTGCTTCTCGGCGTTGCTCACGACAATCTTGTCCATCATCGCCTTGTACTTCTCGAACATCAGGAAATCCTCATCGGCTCCCGTGTCCTGATACTTCTGGAAGTACTTGTTCTTCTTCGCCTCAAGAAGTTTGTAGTTGATGGCATCGATTTCACTCTGGACCTTTAACTTTGCCATTGAATACTTGTTCAGTTTCTCCAGGTCCCTCTCAGCCTTCCTGACATCCAGGTCCATTGATGCTCGAATGACCGTGTGACCTATTTCGTCCATCTCATCAAACCTCTTTTCATGTCCTCTATGCTCTCAACGAACGAGTAAACCTTGTACCTGGCCTTGACCATTACGGGGTCCATGTTCTTCAGGTCCTCGGGGGTCCAACCAGCGTCCAACAAGGATTTCTCGATCATGATTTCTTCTATGATTGGGTCTGGAGTCCATTCGAGTTTGACGGATTCTCCGTCGTCTCCTGGGGAGTTTCCGAAGGTGGTTCCTTGTTCGAGTTCAAGTTGTCGGAGCTCGAAATACTTTCTAATGCTTTGAATTCCTTCTTCAACTCCCCTATCAAGTTTTTTAGGAGTTCGTCATCCTGAACACTCTGTTCCAGTGAAGGCTTTCCATACAGATATGTCGCAAGATATTCGAACACATCCTCGTCGAGTTCGTTCCAGAAGAGTTCGTCAATCTCTCCACCCTTCTGGAGTTCTGCATCGTTGATCTTCCATATCCTGGCCTTTGTCAGGTTATACCTGACCATCATCTCGTACACATCACGAGAACCGTCGGCCTGTTTCCAGGACTCCAGCTTGATGTCCAGGGTCTGTTTGTAACCCAGCTTCTTGACATAGGCTCTGTATTTCTTCTCATCGATGATGAACTCTATGTACTTCTCCTGTTCGTTGTAGTGTCGTTTTCTCAAGTCCATTGCGTTTCCGTCGGGTAGTTCGGCTTCTCCTTCCATGTGACTCCTCCTCACACTTCGTAGTAGGGAACGAAGTCCTTAACCTCTATTTCGAGGTTAGTGGCCTTGGCCTCGACCGACTGCGGAATCTTTCCCTCCTCCGGTATTTCCTTCTTGGCCTGTGTGATCCTGCACTCGCTGAATGTGAACTTCACCGTTTCATCCGTGTTCCGTGTATAGAGGAACGAGGTTGTGAATGGTGTGTCGTTATACTTCACCATGTCAATGAAGTTCCTGTTCTTCATGGGTATTGAAACCGAGAAGTTCATCTCGACATTTCCTTCGTAGTGGTCCCACGGATCACCAAACTGGTAATTCGGTCTGGACCCGTCGTTATGGGTCATGACGGTCTCGATCCCTCTTGACATCTTGATGGAGAACCCCTCCGCCTCACCATACACCGTGCCATCAATTGTGACCTTGGACCTCGACGGGATATACGGACCCTTGTCGAACCCTACCTCGGTCTTGCTCGATAGTGTGGTCAGGTCAGCACCCGCATCGGTCTCGTCCCTCATCGTCAGTCCGACCACGCCCATTGTGAGTTCGAGAGGCGACGTCCCAGGCTCTGACCTGCACTCGATAGACTTCACGATGAGGCCCAGGAACTGAAGGACCAGATCATTCGCTGCCGTGAACTTCTCCGTTCTCTTGAACCCTGCCTCCAGCGTGAAGGTCGGGAGTCCGTGGGCAATTGAGATGGTGTGAGTGATGACGGTGTCGGGAACCCCACTCACGGTCTGCTTTATCAGGTGAACCACCGCATCGTCCGCGTGGTAGTTCTTCAGGGGATCAACGAGAACGATGAAGTTACCGTCGATGGATGACACCTTCACGACCTCAGCGTCTCCACCGGACCCGCCGGTCACGTGCAGAATCTTTCCCACCGCATACTGTGCATCGGGAACAGCACCCATATCGAGCCTGTAGCTCCCCGGATACGCGGCAGAGTTGAGGGAATCGGCAGGGTCGGACCCGTCGTAGTCGGTCGTCTCCTCCACTACCTTACCCATTCCGAGAGCCAGGAGTGCCGCGTTCTTTACATTGACAGACAGGCTTGCATCGTACGAGTTCTTGACATCAATGAACTCATCCGGCCTGGGCAGGTTCCCGCCGTGGTAGTATCCGTCAAAGAACTCCTTGATCCTGTCGGGAAGCTCATTCGACTTGAACACCCCGAAGTAGTCGTTGATTCCTCCAGCAGCATCCTGTGGAGGCTGGCCCCTGGTCCTTATCGCCAGCTTGTCCCCACTCGCCAGGGCTGGAGGGGTCTCCTCGAATGTGATTGAACTGGTGTCGTTCTCTTCAACGGTGAGGAATGTTCCTTCCAGTCCACCGCCAGAAGCGTCAAAGGTGACCAGTACCGGCTGTCCGTCGTACTTGTGGGCAATGAGTGTTTCCGAAACGTTCACTGTCTTGCCCGACGGAGCACCGGAAGCGGTCACTTCATCCGGTTTTTCAACCCTATATGTGGGCTGGATTAGACTCGCCCTCATGTCATCTACCATTTATCTCACTTCCTTTTGTTGGATTTCTTGGGATACACCGGCACGAAATGCCTTGGATCGGGATTCCTGTCAAAACTATAAATCTTGCCAGCCTTGTACGGCTTGCCATCAACTACTACTCCACCTGTTACGCATTTGTATCTGCCCATGTGGTCACCTTCGCGTATGGTAGGCGAAGGGGAGATAGACCCCCTTACTCATTTGCAACCATCCTTGCCGTGCCTTGGTACATATATCAATAGCCAGGTATTTGAACTTTCTGCAAGTACTTCTTCAGCTTGACAGTGTGCTTGACCATGAATGTATTCCACGATGGAACCCATTTCGAGTCGTCCATGATCTCAAGCATCTCATACACGTCGCTACCGTCTATGTTGACATTGGCTTCCTCTACGGCCAGCACGGCCTCGAACAGTTCCCTGCACCTCTTCCTGCTCTCCGATGAGTACACCTCAATGTGCAGGATGTAGTCAATGTCCTTGTACTGGTGCTTGGCGACATTCTTTCTCGCATGGCCCATAGGTCTTATTATTACGCCAGTCCCGTTCTGCTTGTCCACCCTGGCGACATCGGATTCAATGTCGATATTGACATCCCTCAGCGTGGTATATGATAGCCCACTCTGGAGCATTGCCTTGTAGAACTCCTCCGGCTCAATGGGTGACAGTTCGCTAACGGTGATCGAGAAGGTGTCATACCCTGATTCATTGGTGCTCTTCTTGTATCCCACCACGTACCCGGTTCCTGTGAACTGGCCTATCTCGACGGCGTGAATCCTCCTTCTGTAGATGTATCCACTCCCCGATGCCGGGCCAATCTCAAGCTGGAACACCTTCTCATTTATCTCTGCCACCACGTAGTCAGCGTCCGAGACATCCGCGGACAGAAGGAACGAGTTCTGCCTGTCCACGGTGGACCTGTCAAGGTTGATACCGTTGACCGTTGGAGCCAATGGCATCACGACCTGGTTTCTGCGTGGATGTCTATCATGATATTCTCTGTCTCAGCACCAGCGGACTCCTCGGTGAAGATGAGGAACTTCCACGAACCGGTCAGGAACCCACCATCCGAGCCACCGGCAGCAACGGTGAGGGTATCGAGAAGCAGTACCCTGTTGTTCGAGTGCGGTGCTGTCCCGTGGAGAGAACTCCTCGGCTGATTGCATCCATACACCCTTATCGTGCTACCCTGCGCCTTGATGTCCGAGACTATCACTCCAACATTGGATAGAGAACCGCTCTCGATAACCGCGATAGTGTTCTCTGCCCCGCCGGCACAGTCGTAAGGACCGAGATTTGCCAGTCTCGTCTCCTTGTACGGATCGGTGTTCTCCTTGTCAAGGTCCAATGATTCTATGCTGTAAGCCATGCTATTCCTCCTTTTGGAAGTTGTCTATTATCATCTTCATATAGGTAATTGGGGAGATAAAGCTTGCGTTTGTTGTACTGGTAATGTCAAAGCCATTCAACCAATCAATCCTCCCCTGAAGAGTATCCTGTCATTGTCAAGGTGTAACGATGCATCCATCCATGAAGAGCCGTCTCTGTTCCCGCGGAGGACGATTATCTTGCCATTCGTTTCTCTGAGTTCTCCAGCCGTGGTTGGGAACAGATACACGATGTAGCCGGATGTCACTTCCAGGATGTTGATGCTGTTTCCCCTCATATCAACATAGGTATCACTACTGGTTGCTATCTGGATGTGCCCCGAGTGATGATACACGGTGGAGCCAGTGGTCACTCTGATGGCGTAGTTGTTGGTCTCATCGATTAGGATCAACTTTCCTCCGCCCGAGACTGCGGGGAAATGAATCGTCCCGCCCTCGCATACGATGGACCCCACCTCACAATCCGATGTCGGAGCCCATGTCGAGTGTGCAAAGGTTCCGTCCGACTTGACCGTTAGCAGTCCCCCGACCGAAATCAAGTAGGTATCGTCCTCGGTCCGTAGCGTGCCCGCCACAATGGTGCACGCCCCCGCAATCGATACGTCGTCGAAGAACGAGAGGGTGTCCCCGCTCGCCTCCAGATACAGATACTGCGGGTCG